CTGTTTATAATAAAGGAGCATACCAATATATTACAGAGAACGATTTGTTAGATATTGGTAGATAAGTTTTGGATATGAGTATTGAGCTCTGTAAATCCTGACTGCATTCCCTTCAAGAATAATGTAGATGTCGGTCTGAGATGAAACTAGAATAAGTGCTAGAAACCAAGACTAGATCATATCCAAACGTGGTACTCTCAAAGGTCATAAGGGAGAGCTAAGTTAGTCAATTAAAACAATTGCATACCGAGATTGATAAGCCACACTTTTTTATAGGAGAAAATATATGGCAGAAGAATATAAAACTTTTGAACCACGAGAAGAGTGGACTAATGTATTTAAGGTTAAAGAGAAAAAGAATGAAAAAGTTCCTGACTTTAAATCAAATACCCCTGTAATCATAGGGGAAAAAACTTACGATATATCTTTATACGAACGTAAAGATAAATTTGGTAATACGTATTTTGGTTGTAGAGTAACTCCAGAGTGGAAACCCCAACCTCAAGAAGATAAGGTAGAGTCTCAAGACGATGAGGCTAAGCTAAAAGCTGAGGACTTACCATTCTAATGGCGTATCCAGATCAAGTAGCAAGGTTAGAAGCTAGAAGGGAACAACTTAATTATGAAAGACATAACTACCCTTCAAGAGAGTTTGTAGCAGGTAATGATTACGTAACATTGTATTATAGTGACGGTAAAATAGTCAGACAATACCTCGATAAGCGTAAAAAAGATGAAGTTATTAAGGAAGCTTGGTGTTAGATCCTAACCATCCTAATTACCTTGTAAGTGATGATGAAAGTATTATCATGTGGAAATACAAAGTAAGACCGCATAATAGAGTATACGAACGTAATTGGAAACCATTATTACACCATATTGAAATACTAGAAGATATGGAAGCTTTGACAAAACGTAAGTATGCAAAAGAAATATTAGAAGATATTCATTATCAAATGGGTTTAGTAGAAAGAAAACAAAAGGAGAAAAAGTTTTGGTAGATTCACGTCGAAGTGCCAAACCCTCCGTGAGTAAGTGTGGTTGCTCATAAACCAAAGGAAGTTATTGCGGTGCTTCGGCTTAGTAGGGATCATGGACTTAACCCTACTATTTTTTCATATTGCAGTAACTTCCACCACTCTTTAATAGCTTTACATTCGGTTTATTGTTATTTATTATAAATAATGTAAGTAAACAACTTTTAGAAAGGAGAAAATTATGAAAGAAATAGATGTTTATGTAGTTAACCCTGTTGATCAAACAGTGTTAAAACAAAAAATGCCAAACGATAACTCTCTCGATTGGGCATACCATGTTATTAAATGTGATACAGTTACTATGACTGATTACCCCTGTGATAAAGTACCATCAAAATATTTACAAGTTATGTTAGACGATAATGGTTTATTACATAATAACCAAAGGTATTGGCGATTTAAAGATATGTCGCATACGGTCAATAACGCTTATGCAGGGATCGGTATTATTACAGGTTTCGATTATGAAACAGGTGCATTAGCCGATAACCCTTTAGATTTAGAACAAATGACTGCTGAAATAGAGTTTATGGAAGAAGGCTATGATGAAGAGCCTATGATGCAGTTTGCATTTATGGGAAGTTAATATGGAAAGAGATGAACCTAATTATCAAGTAGAAGAAGATAGGCTAATTGAAGGTGAGCCTTTAGTAACGATCCCTATCCCATTAAAAGATATATGCCCAGAGCGTGAAGATATAGCAGTCGCTAATATTATTGATGGTTTAGGTGATTGTTTTGTATGTTTGATTGTACTTTGTAAACAGTTAGGTTTTAATCCTGGATATACGATGAACGAAGTTTATAAAGTGATTAGTAAACGTACAGGTAAACTTGAAGACGGTTTATTTAAGAAAGATGATTAAGAATATGTGGTTTGCAGATTACGGTGAGGCAACTTATTTTGTGTTGAATGCTTTCGAAAACCCTTTGAAATTAGATAGTAATAAAAATGGTGATCGCCATTTATGGGATGTATATCAAGTAGCACCTAGTTGTTTTGTCCAAGTTAGAAGTCATGTTAATGGTAGTGTAACCATATATTTAGATCCTCATGATGATGAATTAGAAGAACTAGGTTTAGTAAATGAATTACCTGATAAATATCAAGGTATAACAAGTGATAACGCAGATTATTTTGAACAAGGAGAAGAAAATGACTAAAACAAGATTTATTGGTTCGACTGGTTATGTACTCGATAGTGTCACCAAAAAAGGCAATGGAC